TTTCGCACCATAGACATGAAGACCACGCACAATGTCACCAAACGATGTTGGGTCTCTCAACACTTCTGTTGAAAGGATTGTGTTAGCAGTTGCAGTAGATGACATATGACCAGCCAAACATTTACCAGCAGCATTAGATGTTGCAGCAATGTTGTTTGATTTGTACATGTCAAATCCACGTAATTTTCCACTTGATACTAATCCGTTTCTAATAGAACCTTGTCCACCATTATAGTCGACAGAAAGTAATTTAGAACTAGATTGTCCCAAAACCTCGTAGAAGTCAGGACTTGCAACAAACCAACGACCTTCTTCAGGTACGTTCTGTTCGTCTAATAGTCTTGCCATTCTACCCATGAGGTCTAGAGGGTCATGTTCGCTAGAACCAAAACCAATATCTAGTCCACCTGTGCCGTCAAAAGTTCCAGCTGCTAAATCAACAGCACTGTCGGAACCTAAAACGTGGTTAGGTGATGAAGCAGATAATCCAGCAAACATAGTAACTAGTACAGCAGCATCGTAAGCATCTTTCAATGCGTATGCAGCAGAACTTGAAGCAACTTCTTTAAAGTTGACATGTGACATATTGCTCTCAATATCATCTACGATGAATTTGAATGCGTTAGCACTATCAACAACTAGAGATGTTTCAGCATCTGTTAGTCTGGTTTCTGTGGTGTCGGCATTTCTTACGTAGGCTTCTACAGAAATGACGGGTTCTTTGATAATCTTTACAGAGTCTCCGAATGCAGATATCTCACCGGAATAATCGGTGTTTGTGATAGCTTCAATTACAGACGATTTTCTAAAAAAGTTTAGGACCTTTTTAGAGTAAACCGAAGGTAAAAAGAAACTATTAGTTTGTCCTGCAACAGAGTTAGCAAAGTTAGCATTTGTATCCGTGCTCGGTTCAAAAAATTGAGCCATGATATATTCTCCTTGTAGTTATAGTTTATTAATTAAACTATATAGTTTATTTTGTGATTCTGCCTTCTTGCCAAGCTTCGCTGATAGCACTTTCATACTTATCATACTCTGCCATGCTCATTGCAGCAATCTCCTTTTCGGACCAAACTCTCTCTTGCTGGGTATCTACACTAGTTGTTTTAGTGGATATCATATCAGCAGCAGATTGTTTAGTCGGTTTGTTAGAAGATGACTTAGTCACTTTAGTTTCTATACCAATATCTTTTTTAAATAAATCTAAAGCACGTGAAGCTAAGTTAGCATCAGAAGCATTTTCGTATATCCAATCTTGAATAGACTTTGGTTGCTCTTTTGCCCACTCATGAAAATCATCACTGTTTCTGATATCTTCAAAATCAGGATGTTTATTCATTAACCTTTCTTCTGCACTTTGTCGTATTTGATCGTCCTCTCGCTGTTGAAGTTTACTAAGGCGTTCTTCTAGAACTTTTGCTTTAGATTCTGTTTGCAAGTGAGCGACTGTTTCTACAACTTCGTACACATCAGGATATTCATTCTTGAATTTTTCAAGTTCTTCTGGAGACTTTGGAGTTTGGTAAGCTGGTCTATTGCTAGTAGCTTCGTCCATTAACTCTTGTTCTCTAGATTTAAACTCATCAAGTTTAGAATCATAATGTTTTTTTAAATCATCATAGCGTTTCTTGTAGTCTGGTTTCTTGTAAGGTTCGTCCTTCTTTGATTCCAAGGCTTCTGTGTTGACACTTCCTTCAGCTTCCACTTCATTAATGTCATCGCTTTCAAACAATCTATTCTTTGGTTCTTCAAAGTATACACTGTTAGATGATACAAAAGGTTTATCTTCTCCTTCGTGCCATGTCTTATTTCGATTATAAGGGTTTGGCGTTTCTTCTTTGACTTTATTATTAGCCATCTTCTTTCTCCTACTAAGGGCTTCGTTCACAAGGTAGCTCTATGTCGACTAGAGGGCTTGTTTGTAAAGGTAGCCGTTCGGTTTGTTTTGATAGAGTGCCTACAAGTAGGGTAGCTCTATCGGTTAGTGGTTAGCTTCGGACGTGTCGCTGATCAGGATCGAGCATCATTTTAGATTTAATACCTTTAGATATTTCATCTTCATCTAATAACCCTCTGGTACTATTTACAGTAGCTTTTGCAATTTGAACTTTTGGTTCTTTTTGCTCTTGCACTTTCATAGTAACAGTTTCTTCTTCATCAGGCATTCCGCCTTCAACTAAACCTTGTCTTTCTTCTGCTTTCATTTCTGCGTCTTTCATCATTGCCATTAAATTGTCGGCTCCGATTTCTTCTACAGATGCAGCAGTAAAGACAAATTCTCCATCAGATAACCTTGCGGGTATCGAATCAGAGACTCCTGAACCCGGACCTTCAACAGGACCGGACCCAGCAAATTCTTGAGCAACGTCTATAACTTTATCAAAAAGCATAGCAAGTTCCTCGTCTTGTTCAAGTCTTGACATAAGCATATCTTCTTCTTCAGGAGATAGTGCTTCATCAAGTACAAAATCTAAAAATTCTTTTTCCATTTCACTATCAGAATCCATTTCTGGTTCTTCTGATTCCATCATGGGTTTATCCATTGGCATTTCTTGCATTGGCATTTCTTGCATATCATCTTCTAGTAATGAGCCACCAACAGCTTTCGGTATTCGTTTCATTCCTGAAGCTTCTAATTTACCTGCTGTTATTTCTTTTTTTAATTTTTCTTCTTCTATTGATTCATTTAGTGCTTCTTCACCAGCTTGAATTTTACCTTCCGTAATCATTGAAATTATTTCATTGTCAGTATTTAGTAAACTTGGTTTCATATTTCTTCCTTTCTAGTAATTGCTTCTTTAACCTGTAGGTCCAGTTGCTCTAGGCGTACCAGAGAATTCACTCTCCCCTGACTGCGGAACATTTCCGATTCCGATGTTGCCACCACCAGTGCCTGTAACTCCAAGGTCTTGAGGTTGTTGAGGTGTTCCTTGAGGGCTGCCCATATTAGTGGGTTGCCCGTCAGGGCTTTGAGTTTCAAGGCTAGTTGTTTGTCCAGCATTTTGCATTCCTATTATTTGTGCCATCATTGCAGCTTCTTCAGGGTTGTTCAGAATTTCATCTGGGTCTAAGTCTAAGCTGTAGGCTAGTTCACTAACGAGTTTAGAAATTTTAACAAACGGAGCAATAGCAGGGTTTTGTGCAGTTTGTAAGAATGTAGTTAGTCTTTGACTCCTTACTTCCTTTTGCATTAAACTATTGGTTCCAGTAGCTTTAACTTCTAAATCACCTTTAACATCTAAACCACCTTCAAAGAACTGCATGTTCCATTGGAAGAAAGCTTCGCCTAGAGGTTTTAATAAAAAGTCATCAAGATTTTTAACAACTGTTTTAATATTTAAACTTGATGCACCTAGTAACATAGACATGCCTGAAGCAGTCCTTGTCATACTCTGTACGCCTGTTTGTCCGTGTGAGTAACTAGGTATTCCTGTTTGCTCATCTGCTAGTTGTCTGAACTTATCAAACATCATTAAATTTTCTTGTGAAGTATTAGGGAATTTTAAGCCATGTATAGCTTGTCCCGGCATTCCTGCTTGTCTTCTAAAGACTTTGCCCGGATATATTTCCATTGATTGTCCACCTACTAGGGCAGACTCATCTACATCAAATACTAAAGACCCAGACATTGCTAGGTTGTCAATAGCCATTCTTGCATGACCATTCATAATTTGTTGAGAATCATCCATGTTCTCTGCTACACCAATACCAAAGAAGTTGTATGGGTTTCTTTCATAAGGAAAAGCGTTGTAAGGTAATCTATAAGGAGTAAATGGATTTAACACTGCTCTTAATAGGTAGTGTCCGCATGTCCATATGTTTACTTGTACTTCATCTAGGTCATCTACTGAATCAGGTAAATCAATACCTACTTCTCTTGCATACTCTGCATCCATCATACCCCAGTATTCAAGTACTTCAAAACTACTGTTAATATCTTCATCACTTCTAGAATCATCTTTTAACTGGCTTTCAAAGTCTTTCTCTATATAGTTAGCACCCATTTGAATGGTGTTTCGTATAGCCTCGTCATCAAAGTAAGGCATGTTGCGTAACTGTCT